ACGCATATCAGCATCTGACATTTGTCCAGCCATATCGCCTAACAATCCAGCGCCTCTCATGCGTAACTCTGCACCACTTAGCCCAGCCTGTTGATTTGCTAAATCAGCTTGCATTTGCCTTGCAGCATCTTGCTGATACATAGCAGAAGCTTGTTGAAAGCCCTGTGATCTTAAGTTAGCACCTGTTTCAGCCGCTATATCTGCAAAATTTCTATCACTTTCAGCTTGCTGTATTGCTTGCCTTGAACCCCCAAACGCAGCAGATTTAGAGGCATCAGCATCAATGCGCTCTGCTGTCTGTCCACGTTGTCTTTCTATTTCAGCTAACTGTGTGTCAATAACTTGCTGTTCAAATGGATTTCTATAGGCAGACAAATCAGCATCAGCAAAATTTTGTGCCTGTATTTGCTCTGGATTGTATTGTGCGCCTGTTTGTATTCTGCTAGTAGCATCACCTAGTAAGCCTCTAATTCCTTCAGCTTGCTGCAGAAAAGTGTTATTAGCATCACGCTCTAAATCATTAACAGCAGCTACTCTTTGCCCAGTATAAGGCGTAAACTCTTGGCCCATTAGCTCGTTAACTCTGCCGCTTATTGTATCATATTGCCGCCTTGAAAAGTCATTTAGCTCTGGTCTTGTTACTGTTTCTGTTTTCTTGCTACCGCCCATTAGAGCCTCCATATTAAAGTTTTGCCATGCTCAACAAAACCAAGTTTTTTTAATAATCTGTTCCAGCCTTTGCGATGGTCAAATGTCATAATAAAATCACCGCCTAAGTCTTTTACGTGTTTCTTTGCGGCATCCACTAAAAGATAAAAGTCTTTTAAATCACCGCCATACAGCCAAACATTCAACCCAACAGTTCCATCAGATTTGTTAGCTACTTGCGTTATTGCAGCGCTGTTATTAGCTGGCCAATACTGTGCCTCATTATTAGCTACAGCCTTTACAACATCATCAAACGTATGCTTGTGACCTGAACGCGCTAATGCGTTTACAATTTCCTTTTTATGGTTCTCTATATTTACAGAGCTGTCCATGTTAATACTCCAGAGTTATTAATACTTGCACTATAGCGTGTTCCATTAGGGCTTGTAAGTATTAATCTATTGCTTGCGTTTATATTTATATCTTCATTAATTTTGCGCGTCTGTGTCATTTCATATGTAATATTACGTCGTGTCTCTGTTTCATTAATCAGATCATATGTTGGCATTGCATCAGGTAGCCTCATCGTTTGCTCCCTGGCATTACTTCTATACGCGGTATACCTAAACGCCAATTAGTTGACTCTGCACCTATTGCCTTAACAAGCATTTGCCTACCATGTACTCTAACAGGTACAGGCTGCTGTGTTGCCGTATAAGGGCCAAAACTACGCTCTGCGCTGTTAGGGTATATCTTAGTCTTAAAAGTCATGCTCACGTCGCCCTGTGCGCTTTCATCAGGGTATATAAAGGTCACATTCGCTGTAGTTTCACCAACACCTAGCTCAACAGGCCCATGTTCGATAAAACTAACGTCACCATTGTGATCATAGCCAAATTCATGGTCATATATCTTGCCACTAGCATCTACAGCTATTGGGTATGGTAATGGCGCTTTGTCTGTCGCGCATAATCGCGATAAACTGCCTTTATTCCAATGTCCTTCTCTGTAGTCATAAACCACATATTTGTCATTTTCAGTGCTATCAGCACTAGGGTAAAACCACCAAACCTCACCAAATGATGCGTTATGCCAAGCAGTAACTTTACTAATTTGCGCTCTGTTAATATCTTTAAACACTGCATCATGTACGTCGCATTTTATAGGTTGGCTGTAACCTGTATAAACATAAAAGTTTTCATGTGACATCCAATATGCTGCGCCATCAGCCGTTGTCACCGCACCAGCAGATACTAAACCGCCACCAGCATTATCTTGCGGAAATCCATAAACTAATGGCGGCCCCAAATACACAACGCGCCACACATCTTTGTCTGTAAATATGAGGCTGCCACCTTTGACATTTACAGCATTTAATATTGTACCAGCTGTTTGTAAGCTAAAGTTACCAGCTTGGTTATTAGCTGCTGCTGTCCATTGGTTTCTATCTTCTTGATCTGACCAAGCAACATCTCTTGGCACTCCCGCTGCGCCTAAGCACATTACAATACGTTCTGGCGTTACTAAAACTGCTCTGTTGTCTACAGGCGCATTCGTTACTTGCGTAGCATCAACATTGACGTTGACGTTCCATTCGTACAGTTTACCGTCATCAGGCAATACACCTAACAATATTTGACCAAAAGTATCTAGTGACCATATGCTTGCAGGGTTTGTAGTGCTTACTACAGCAGGGTTACTAACGCCATACGGCCCTTGCCCATATAAACCTGTGCCAAATCCAGCGCCTGTATCTGCATCTGCACGCCCGGCAGTTAATCCACTAGGTGTTATATCTGTTACAGCACCGCCAGCTGTCATAGCATATAAATGGCTATTTGTTCCTATTGCAGCCCATACTTGGTTGTTATTATCACGCCAAGATATAACACGTCTTGCTTTACCGCTTACAGTTGCAGATGTTCTTTGCCTCCAACCGCCCATTGGCCCCAATGCACCAAATTGCCAGCGCACAAGGTTAGCATCAAAGTTACGGCCTTTAGACTGATACTCTGTGCCGTTGGTATATACACCGGGCGGTATGTTTAATGGTACTAACATTAACTAAAACTCACTGTAACTGTATCTGTATTTATTACGTTGCCATCATCATCTGTTACTTGGCATCTATAAACAGCATTTCCACCTTGCAATGCGTAATTAAAACCAAATCTTGTAGTGTACTGCGTAGGGAGTTGTGGAAATAAATTTATGCTACTTACAGTGCCAGATATATAAAACCATTGATATGTAAATGGCTCTTTACCGCCTGTAACAGTTACCGCTGTATAGCCTGTGCCAGGGCTACTTGTTTCACCCGTATAACTACCTAAAGTTGAGTTATATGATGATGAGCCAGACAATGTTGTTTGCGTTAATGTTGCTTCAAATGCAGTAGAAACAACTTCCCATACACTACCATTCCATCTTTTGACACCACTATTAGGTTCTACCCACGCACTACCATTGTAATACTTAGCTGTTGCGTCTGCAAATGCAGTGCCGTTATAAGTTTTTATTGCCATTATGCCGTTGTATCAAACCAAATGTCATCTGTTAATGGGCTTGTAGGCGCTGTTGTACCTACGGTTATTGTTCTCCCATTGCCGCTTGCGTGTGCTACTTTACTATCTAATGCAGCTTGCAGACCGCTTGTTTGCGCTATTGATAACGTATCATCTGCTATTGTGCCAACGCCTGTATCAAGTGTAAAATCACCTGTACCATCAAATGCTACGCTACCTGTAACAACGCCTGTTAGCGTAACAGTTCTTGCAGTAGACCATTTATCTGCTGACGTTGCATTACCTGTTACAGCGCCCGTTACGTTACCTGTTACGTTACCTGTCACATTGCCTGTTAGATTGCCAACAAATGTCGGCCCGGTAACTGTGCCTGTAAATGTAGGGCTTGCTATTGGCGCTTTAGTGTTAGTTAGGTTTTCGTTAGTTTTAACTTGCGCATCAATCGCTATTTGCGTGTTGTTTAAATCACCGCCCCATGTGTCTTGTGCAGTATTCGGTAGGTTGTATGTCCAACCATAGTTTGTTGTTGTAGGCATATCAATAGTATCCCGCTGTTGCGTTTATCATTTGTGGTTTAGTTCCTGACATTCTGCGCTTGTCCTGATCGTTTAATGCTCTAACAGCATCTTCAAACAAACTAGCCCAGACAGGTAATCTGCTGTCATCATTTAAAAATGGTGCAGCGTGTAATAATGTACCGTATAAATATATTTGCGGTGATTTACTTAATAACCAATTTGTATCTACATCATTTACTAAAGGCGTTACTTCAGCCAAATACCTCATAATACCAATAGTAGCATCCGGGGGAAATGGATAGAATAATAGTTTAGTGCCTTGTATAGAATAAAACCTTGGTATACCTGAGTCAGCGCCTATGCCATCCAATGAGTTATGCGGTACATACTGCAATGGATATTCAGAGCTTTTCATCTGTATATTACGCATCTCTAAAAAGTTTGTGGGCAATGTTGTTTGACCTACGTTTATAGTAAACTCAGTGTATTCTTCCATCTCGGATACATTGACTTTGCGGTTTACGCTTTCTTCATTCATTTTAATGAAATTAGGTATTTGTGCAGTCAAATCAGTACGATTTAACGTGTCATTTATAACTGTCTTTAATTCGCCTAGATTTGCAAATGCCATAACTACACCTTAAACTGCGCTACTCGCAATGCTTGAAATTCATTACTGTTTAATTTTTCTACAACTTTAGGCCAATGGTCTTGATTAAACACATCAATGCCTTCTGTTGCTTTCCAATGCTGTATAAGCCCTAATGGTATTGTGCCAACTTTAACTAAATCAGCTTTGCCTAATGTGCCTTTAGCATCATATTGTTGCCGCTTGTTGCTATCTAGTATTTTAGTGACATCTTGTTCTGTTTTTACATACATTTCATCAGTTGTGTTATCAACTGCGAGGCTGTGCTTAATGCCTGTAGCTGCATCATATGAAAATGGTTTAAAACTACTCATGTTAATCTCTTGCAACAACTAGGTCGTTATTCTCTAACAGTTTAGCCTGTTTTGCGTCTGTTTTAAAGATATCGCCTTTTTTATAACATAACTCAGTACCATCTGCGCTTGTTTTGCCTGTTCTTATTTGTGCTATGCTGCCCTTTTTAGTAACTATACACTCAACGCGATCATCTTTTACTTTAGCTTTAATTTTTGGTGCTGCTTTTGCCTTTGGCATATCTTTCTCCTGTATATGTAGGGGCTGGCAAATGCCAACCCCCATTCGTTACCTAATACTAGGTTAAGTCTGCGGCTACGCCTAGACCTTTTTCGTTCTTCACGATAAGTGTCATATCACCAAGGATTTGACCTTTTTCGTTGTCACCAGTTTTGGATAGTTCTTCATAACGTGGTGAGCGCAATGTACCTAAAGTACACATGGATGGGTCTACGAATAGAGCATCGCGTGTTAGGCCATACTGTACTGGTATTATAGTCATTTTGCCGTGGTTAGACAGATAAACGTCTGCACCGCCAACAACTACGCCTTCATCCAATCCGTTGATTTCATAACGGTTAGCTGCAAGTCCAGCAAATCCTGAGAATGTAGCTTTGTGAGCAGCACTCATGTAGATTTGTGAGAATGTAGCGCCATTGTTAAATCCAGATTGAATTACGGCATCCATGATGTCTTTAGTGAAAGTACGCTGTGTACCATTTGTAGCAGCAGCACAATCTGTTCCGCTATATCCACCATTAGCACCATTTGTACCACGCGATACGTTTGAGGTTGCCCAGGCTAATGCACCAGCAGCCTTACGCCCAGTTGAACCTGATTCTTCAGATGAAGCAAAGTTACCAATAAAACGTGCTTCAAAGTCACGCTTTAGCTCGATACCTTTAATAAGCTTTTGTCTAGCCATTTCTGACGCTACGCCAGCTGAGTCAACAGCTTCTTGTATGCCAGCTACAACTACCGCACGCTTTTTAGTTTGTACGCGGTTAGCAACACGTGTTCTTGTGTTAGCTTCGAATGATGTAGTATCATCACCATCAACTTGTGCTGAAGCAGCATCTGGAGTTGCTAGTGTTTCTGTTTGCCACTCATGACGTGTAGCAGTAACTTTTACGCCGCCGCCTTTAATGTTTGAGCAAAATGGTGTTTTCTCAGGAGCAACGCGCTCAATGAGGTTTGATAGGTCTTCTCTGTTGCCAGCAACACCTGCTGGTACGATTGTGTTTGTTGGTGCAGCCATCTTAATATCTCCTGTTGATAGCTAACTCGATAACAATAACGCTACAGCATCATCTAATGAATTAGATTTGTGGAAGCGCTTTGCAGCACGAGCTTTTCTTAATGAATTTGCATTGCCTGCTGATTTGCCTTTTGACTTGATTGCCTTGGGCACAGGTTTTGCGCTAGTTTTTGAAAGTTTCTTCTGACTATCCCGGTATTTAATACCATCATAGGCCAGAGCTAACATTCCGGGTTTTGCAAATCTGAGTTCTTCAGGTGTCGCGCCAAGTGATAACAACGTCTTAGTCAATGTTTGTTGTATCTCTGGGCCTTTCACAACATCTAATAAATCTGGGAATAACTTAGGTGCATTTGCAAAGTTTTCTTGCAATATCTGTTGCTCATATTCTTTTTGCGCAGTGACCGATGATTCTTTGTGAACCTCTAAGGCTTGCGACTCAGCTTCAAACAACGCTTTGTTTTGCAAGTATTCAGATGGGTTTCTTTGTGACATCTCTACCCAGTTTACATCTTTCCAACGCTGATCAAATAATCTATCTAAGGTAGCTGTTTCAGTATGCACCGACTCAATCACATTATGTAGTTCTTCCATGCGCTGTACTGATTGCTTGGTAGCTTCAGCCGCAGCTTGTTGCGCTCTAGTTGTTTCAGCTTGTGACCGCTTAACTTCATCTGCAATAACAGATTGTGCTTCAGCAGGCAGTGATGAAAAAACATCTTTAGCGCCATCAGTCCAGAATTGGGGTGCATCGATTGACGGAACATCTTCTTCCGCTTCAACTTCCTCAACTTCTTCATCTTCAAGGTTGACCTCGCTATCGTCAGGCTCCTCGTCGGCATCGATGGTTTCTGGTTCACCATCTAGTTCAGTATCTTCTGTCTCTACTTCCTCTACAGCATTTGTAGTTTCTGCTTCTTCAGGCTTTGGCGGTTCTAACTGTGTTAGCTCGCTTACGGCTTGGTCGATACTTAAGGGGGCTTCATTACTCATTTCTTAGACTCCTTCTTGGTTGATCTTATGAGTGTCAATGTAGTTGTTTAGTTTACGTGGTATCTCGCGGCACACATTGATAAGCGCTATGAGTTCACGTCTTTTATGTTCTTCCTCTGGTTTAGTTTTCAGCAAGTTTTCCATTGCTGTTTCTTCCATGTTTTTTAATGCTGCCGTTGTCAGCTTTAATTCACGTTTTGCTACTACTGCATGCGCACTTGCTTCTGCTTTGTCCTTTTTGGTCATGTAATTAAACTACCTCCCGGTCTAAATGATGACATCTTTTCTTTCATTTGTAGTTCATATTTGCGCATCTCAATAGCCAGTGCTGTTTCACGCTCTAGCTTATCACGCTCAATAGCATCAGCTTGCGCTAACTTTTCACGTTCCAACTGCATTCTGCTGTCTATCTCGTATTTTTTAAGTTCCATCTCTTGCTGTTTAGCTTGCGCATCAGCTTGTGCTTTAACTTGTGCATCAGTTGGTGGTGGTGGCCCATCTTTAGGCATTTCTTGTGGTGCAGGGAAGTAAAGCTCTGGCGCTTTCATACCAGCTTTCTCTGCAAACCTAACTAAAGCAGCGTGTATGCTTTGCGGTGTTGCTAGTGAGCCTTCTGGCGCACCGCCTTGTTGCTGCACAATTTGTGCCTGTAAGTTGATAACTTCACGCGCTAACATAGCCTCTTGTCGTTTACCGCCAGCGCCAACACCAATCTCAATAGTCATGTCGTTACGTCTGCCCCATTTTGTAGGGTCTACTTGTGTCCATTTACCTCTAAGCCTTACATAATCAGCTTCTGTTGCATATTCTTTGATCAAGCAATGTATGCCTAGCATCATATCCTTTATGCCGCCTTCAGCAAAGATACGTGCCATAAGTCTTGTACGTTTCTTGCCCTCAGAAAGCATTGTAAGCGCTCCTGATGCAGTATCGTGCAATGTGTCAGCTTTCATACCTGTTTCACCGCGCATTATACCTGTGCGGCGCTCTGCCATGACATTTGCTGTTTCTAATGCAGACAAATAATCAAAACCACTGCCAGCCAGTCTTACAGGTCTTACGGCACCGCCATTGCGTGATCGTATCGGCGCACCGGGCGTATTGTTAAGCAAATCAGATATAGTGTTTTCGTTTGCACCATCTTCTGATACTTCCATGCGTTGATTAAGGCTAAATGACAATTCATCTAGCATATGACGTTGTATGCCTGTTTTTACACGTTGTACTTCAATAAGCTTGTCAGCTAATGATAACCCATAAAACCTGTGCGGCATTGGGTACGGGCAAATGCTTGAGTATTGTATGTATTGTGCATCTTCAACACTTAAAACTGTCGTGCTGTCATAATCTGTAATTAATCGTTTTATCTGGCCTTCGACGCGTATGTAATGCTCAAGTATTGTGACTTGCTGCATTGGGCCTATGCTGTTGCTATAGTTATCATTAATAGTATCAACATCTCTAGCATCAGCTATGGTTTCATTGTCCATAGCGTCAACATTAGTTAGGTTGTTTACCTTCTCCGGGTCATAACCCTTGTCTAGAAGCTCCTGTTTTCGTGTTTCAATTTGTGCAACGCAATAAGCTGCATCTCTAAGCCTTACTGTATCTCTGCCAACAGCAAAGCGCTCGCTTGGAATTGTTTCAACTTTGACCTGTCCTTTAGTTATCTCTTTACTAAATACAGCGCCTGTTATCAATATCTCATCTTCACCGATTTCCTCTACAACGCCTTCCGTTAATTGATAACCTTGATCTAGCAAAGTCATGTAGCCAAGGCCATCTAGTTGATCAAAGTTTTTAGTGTCTAAATACGTATCTTCTTCCCAGTACCAACGGAATATACCTGTCTTTAGTAACAGCGCTTCTTTAATGCCATCATATAATATTTGGAAGCCGTTGTTTTGCTCAAAGAAAACATGATTAATATAATCTGTTTCTTGCTGCGCAGCTTCCTCATCTTCAATGCCTACAGGTTGAAACACAGCAACATCTTCCCCGGATAGTACATCAACCAAGTCAGGCAACACTGCCTCAATGTTATCTGCTATGTCTGTGCTTACAGTCTTACTACGCTGTCCAAATACAGATACATCAAATACATCTCCATTGTAGTAACGCAGCGCTATTTCTCTTGATGACGTTAAATCGCTATCATGTGACATACCAATGCTTTGTGAAAACTCAGCACGTACCATTGACAGCAAATCATCATTGCCAGCATCATCAACACCGCTTGCAGTGTTATTTGAATCATCTACGCCTAAATCGTTATCATATTTTAGCATATTATATTGCACTTCCGTAATTAGGCATTACCAACGGCTTTGCCTTCTTTATTTTAAATTTATCTGACATTAGCGCCATTAACCCAAAGCTGTCAGCATCATGTGATGACCAATCGTGGTTTGGCCCTAGTCCTACATCTCTACCATCTGATGGTCTTTTTTCGTGATACCATCCTAATGCAGCACGCCCGGCTTCTGTCTTATCTTTTACAAACTTACATTTAGGCAATATGCGTCTTACGGCTTCTACACGTTGCATCGCTGCGCCCTTGCCTTGGTTTGGCAATGGTTTTAACACCTCAAACCCACCATCTCTCCAGTGATCTTCTACTCTTTTACCTGTCCAGCTGTTCTCGTTTACACCATCATGAGGTAGCTGCATTATAGCGTGTGGCCATCGTCTACGCATCTCATTGATGTGATAACTTAGCACCTGACCTTGTGCTATGTAATGATCTAGCACGTTTATCCAATCACCTACAAATTGAGCCAACCAAATAGTATAACTATCAGCTTTAGCGCCAGAGCCACCAATATCGTGAAAACCATATACAGGCAATGCCGGGTCTATTGGTAACATATCAACTATGCGGCCTTCACGTTTGGCGTTAGCTAGTAACTTACTAAAATACGCACCTTCATGCACACTGGCATAGTCACCTTCCCAAATCCATTCATAGCTGTCTGGTCGTTTTTCTTGATCTTCTAATCTTTGGCTAGCTAACCGGGTTCTATTAAACCAAGGGTTATCTTTCCAATTCATTTCAACTATTTTACTGCCAGCTGGCGGTGTTAGTCTAAAACGCCTATCTGTTGCGCTGTTCTTTCTCTCAGGGTTCCACGTTACCCAAACCTCTGAATCGACTTCACGTATTGTAGGTAATAACTTTGCCCAGGCTAACTCACTAACAGGTTCAGCCTCATCTACCCAGCATAGCATAATACGCGCCTTTGACTTTATGCTTTCAAGGTTATGCCTTAGTCCAGCAAAGGTGTAATCTATTCTACCGGGCAAATGGTCTGCTGTTCTTATAAACTTTTCACCAACATCGTAGCAGCTAGTTAGCCATTTATTACCAAGTATTGCAGCTTTTACCTCTGCCAGTGATGAGTCATCAAGTGAGTTTAAATGTTCTCGGCAACACAGTATCTGTCCACTATTACCTTCACTTGCCCAGATAGCACCTCTAACAGCGCTCATCATAGCAAAGCTGCGTGTTTTAGCACTTCCTCTGCCGCCATAAGCACCGCGCACTTCTGCATCACCCTCAAATATAGGTATTAGTTTTGCTGGTAACTCTAAGTTAAGTGTCGTCATTGTCTGGCGCTACTAACTCTATGCGTGTAACAACTTTAAACGGCTCACCACTGTCATCATTAGCCATTTGCATTGGTAGCACTTTCCCTAGCAATCCCATAAATGCAGTTGGGTTGTCTAATGCTCGATCTGTTAAATACTTAACCATACCATCCTCTTGATTACCACCAGCTCTTTGTGCAGCAGTTAATATAGCATCTTTAAGTAGTGCAGTTTGCTTATTAGGTACGCCTTTTTTGCGGCCACCTGTTTTTTTACGCTTAGCTATTTCTGCCATGTTTCTACTTTTATCTAGTTTTGACTTTCTATTAAGTTTTATGGTGGTTAATATTTACGCTTTTTTACTATTTTGCGTTTATAACTGCCTTTTTTCATGCAGCGTTTGTTATTCTTACACGTTACCGGGGATGTACAGGATTTACATAAAACCATTTTTTAAAAACTCCTATTATTCAAAAGCATAGCAAGCCTTACTGCTGTAATGCGTACAGCTAGGGGGCGAGGCTACCTTGGTACGCGCGGCCCGATCTAACGTATATTTACTATATATGGGGTTTTGTGTCAATATAGCAACACATATTGTGTTTATATCACACTTTTATACTATCAATCATAGCTGTTACTTTCCGGGTACTAGACAAAAACTCCATTAATAAATCTATCTGGTCGTTCATTTGCCTGTCTACTGTTAGGTCTATGCCTTGTAATGGCCCAGCTTTAAACCTTACCTTTTGCCCTTTAACAAATCTTGGCGCACTATAATCAATTTTACGCTGCCTGTTTTTGCCTGTGTGTACGTTAGGTATGTAGCCTGTAGGGTAAGCAACACGTAATGAAGCAATGACATCATCTTTTATGTGATACAAATCACTATCATCTTTCATAATGATACCATAAATATCATTACACTTTTGCGTTGCAATAGATAACTTTGGCAAGTCTGTACGTATATCTATGTTAAAAAACAAATAACCTGTAAACACCGGGACAATATATGTTGTTCTTTGCCTAGCCTTTTTTTGTGCATGACTTGATCTTAATGTGCGTGTGTCAAATGGCGTATAACAATCAATACCTTCTTTATCTAAAAAGTCATGTATGGACAGCTCTCTATTAGTTCTAGTTTTAAGTATGTGCCAGCTAGTCATTGCTTTTATCTTCTGGCACTATATCTACTTCAAAACTACAAGTCTTTTTCATGTTTAATGCTTGCCTTAAAGTGCCCCGGTATCTGTAGCGTTTTTGTATTGTCACAGTTTTACCTGACATATGTAGCCAACCATCACCGCTTGTTGTTCTTAAATAAAAACCTTTACCAGGTTTTGCAAACGATGCTGTGACCAGATTATCTTCTAACTCAGTAACTGTGTTAAAACCTAGCCTTTTGATAAATTTATCTGTCCATTGAATATTTACCACATTGTTGTTTTTATTGCGTTTGGGGAAGCTTGTAGGGCTGTGCTTTCTCATTTTTACGAAAGTCTTGTCGCCCATTTTTAGTGTTTTTATTATAGCCGCAACAGCGTAGCCATCATACCAGAGCTTGCTTGCTTTATGTATGGTAACAGGGTCTTTATAACGTGTGATCTGCACAGGCTTTGCAGCTACTAATTTTATTTTTTTATTATTAGGTCTGTGCATCTGATTATAACCGCGTTTGGGTAATATATGCCTGTTTCTGTATGCAAATAATTGCAACGCATGATAAGTACAGCCTAATCTTTCAGCAATTTGATGTGTGTTTAATTCTGCATTAGCCCATAACTTAGCAGCTAACTCTTTTTTACTGTCTGACCAATGCTTTGCCATTATCAGTGCTGTGTTTTGTCTGCTGTTTGTATATCAGTAAACGTAACATTTTCATGCAGTATGTAGGCTAATATGTTAGCAAAGCTTTGTGATGGCGTTTCTTCCTCACCTTCCACCGGGGCAGTAGTTGTAGCTTGCACACTAAAAACACCGCCTAAAACACTGCCGTCATCCAATACAACAACAGCATCAGTTCCTGTGACCTCTACATACTGTATATATCTTTTGACAGTGTTATCCATATGCCAAGACTAGCTAAATTAAACCATAAAGCAAGATAGTTACTATAAAAATTATTATGCTTTTTTTAGCAAAATGCACCGAAAAACTATTTGGTTTACTATAACTATGCTTACCTTTATACATGATTAATACTCTGTTTCTTCGGTTGCGTACATACCGCCTAACTGCCTGTCAATTTTACGCTCTAATATTTTCCACTCACGTTCTTGCAAGCCTTCAGCATCTATCTTATCCAAAACATCGTCTATCTGTTTTGTCGTCATTGAATCAAGTAGCCTGTACATCATAGTTTCCATATCAAATGGCAAGCCTTCAAACTCACCGTATACATCGTTATACTCTCTTAACTCTTCTTCTGTCATTGCTGCTGTGCTAATCATTCTAACCTACCCATACTATTTCTGTTGCTGTAAATAATTAAACAAATGTAGAAAGCACTACAAAATTACATAAATCACGTAATACTTTTTTGCCCTCTGCAATCGCCTCTGCTTTTTCTTGTTTATCCATTAGATCAAAATCTAAATAAATAAATTCATATTGTATTTGTTTGCTCATCATTAATCCTCATAAACATTTAAGACACCTGCATTTTGCCATTCTGCATATAAACCATATTTTTCAAGCACATTTGTAATGATTGGGTTAATGCCAAACTCCCAACTAACAGGTGTATAATCTTCATAGTAATCAGCCCAACAAGTGTCGTAATTATCTTCACCTGAAATTCTAAAAGTATCTTCACCGTTCCAACCACCTAATCTCACAGGCGCTTTTAGTTCTTTTAGCTCTTTGTATGCTTTTTTAAATTTATTTTTCATTTTTAATCCTTTGTTTTGTTAGCTTGTTTGTCAAGTGTGCAGGGGCTTGCGCCCCTGTTAGTCTATTTACCACGACTTTTATCTATTTCTTTTTGTATAAAAAACCACTCTAACTTAGTAATTGCATCTAACAATTTATTATTGTTTCTAGCCTGTTCAGCTATTACATTTTTTATTGCCTTTGTGTTAGTAGGAGGAAAACTTAATGTGGCTTCGTCTATGAGCAATTTAGCATTAACGCAACCTTGAACAAGGTCTTTTATGTGATTTTGCATACTTGCAAGCTCACGTGCTTTTTCACGCAAATCCTGTTGTTGCTTCAATAATTGTAAATCATCTTGCTCAGTTAGTTTAAATCTATTTATTTTTGTATGTGTCATGTTAAATCCTTTGTTTTTGTCTATACACACAATATGGGGATTTTTTTTACATAATCAAGTGTTAAATGTATTTTTTTTACGTTTATTTTATAGACCTCATAGTTTCTATGGCATCTTTAGCTAAAAAACTTTTACTGTTTATTTCAAAGTTCTTTAACTTCCGTATCTCTTGCGCCTTTAATTTATTGAATGACGTACCGCACCTGGACAATGTCGAGCTGACGCTCTCAGGGGTAGTGTTACAAGCAAACGCTATTTGCTTTAAACCTAGCCAAGGTGTTCTATAAACTTCTTCATGTATTTTGTTAATAAGCATTATATCAACTCCAGCACTGACTTAGCTTTTAAATATAAGCTTTTGCGTCTTACATACTCAGGCTTGACTGACTCCATAAGTACACCAGCCGATCTAGGTGCAAAGCTTTGACTTGATTTGCGCCAATTCACGCAAGCTTGATGTATCAAATCTTCTGGATAGTCTTTCATGTCAGCAATCCACTCCCGGTCTAATTGCTTTTGTAGCTCAGGAGGCCTTGCAACTTCATAGTATCTGCTTTCAAGCAATTCAATGCAGCCTAATATAGTTTTAGCGACAGCTGGCTGTAATGTAGAAAGATAATGCTCTTTGACTTTCTCTATATTTTTCTTTTGCGCAGCTGCAATTAGTTTGTCTTGCGCACAGTCAAAATCTCTAGGCCAGCCCTTAAGATTGATACTCTTTAAGCAAGTTTCCCCGGTTAGCACGTCTTTGCTCACCGATTTGCGCATATTTGTTAGTTTTATTATTTCTGACATTTTGTTTTCCTTTTTTGTTGTCATTGTATGTAAAATGGTTTTTTAACCAAGTGCGCCACTGCCTATTAAAATCAGTAGACTCAGTTTTATTGTCTATGTGAAATTCTACAAACTTTTCCAGCTCTAACTCATAAACATCTTTGCTCATATGATCACGCACCATCTGAGCTGTCTTAGTCGTCGCATTTAATGTTTTTGGCCTCCAACCACTGTATAGTATATTATTAATAATTGGTTCTAATTCTGGTTCTGGTTCTTGGTTCTGGTTGGCACGCCTTATGGCCTTATCGTCTACAAGCCTGTTGGCGCTATCTTTTTGTTTATATTTCAATGCTGTAGCTGCTCCCCCTTTTTTAGCTGCTTTAACTTTTATTTTATACTTGCTGTCACTTTTCTTATATTCTTCTAACAATCTTTTATTTGCATACTGCCCTTTTATGACAATAAAAAACTCATCTAAAATTGCTAACAATATAGCTTTATCTTGCTCTGATCTAATAAGCATTTTTCTAGCAATCCATTCAATGTCTTTTGGAATAGTGCAGCCCGGTGTAGTCCAACACAGTGATAGTAGTCTATTGTATGCGCCAAACTCTGCTAAAGTCAGGTGCATTGTTTTAAATCCCATGTCTTTCGGGTAGTAGTTGAAGTATGGTAAGCTCATTTTATTTTCCTTTTTTACAGTTTAATTGTAATCGCATATAGACAATTACGTCAATATCTTTATTAATATGTGTGTCTGCTTGTTTTCCTCCCCGTATGTGCAGACAACTGGGCAGTAGTTTTTAATCCTTTCTACTGCCCTTTTTTATTTAATACACTTCTAAAATTGTTATATTATGCACAGCCTTCATGAGCTTCTTTATAAGCCGAAACCTAGGCATTCTAGCAGTTATAGGTGATTTAACATCTTCCACTATTAATGTGCCTTCTTTATTCCTGTATTGGCTGTCAGCAGTATATCTACATATCTTCTGGTCATTAACAAGTATCTGATAGACTGGATGTATCTCCAAGTCTGTTATCTCACCATCTTTCAATCTTTGTTTGTTGTGCAAGTATCTCGCGTGTTCCCGCTTGCTGTCAAATGTCATACCATCGTCTTTAACTTTAACCGCGTTGTATTTGTTGCGTTTATACATCAATCAATTTCCTTTATGTTAGGTTTGTAGCTGTCGCCAAATCCACGCGATTGTATTTTTGTACGACCTTGTATTTTTTTCTTAGGCTTCTGACTTTTCTTCGTAGACTTTGTTAGGCTTCTGACTTTTTTGCGGTTAGCCGCATCTCTCCTATCTTTAGCGAGGGCGCAAGGCTTAACACACCAGAGCGCTATATTAGATTCCTCATTTTTGCCCCCAAATGCCCTTTGCACCAAGTGTTCAATTCTTATACTCCGCTGTTTAAATTCTAAGTCCCTCCCACAGCCACAGCCACACTTACCACATTGCTCGAGCGCTATCTTGGCATACAAATAATTCGGTATTGTGCGATATTTGACGTAATCATCACAATCACTAAACCTCATCTAACAATCTCCTAAGTGCATCTGTTGTTTCTTGATTCACAAGTTTCTGCCAGTGATGTTGTGATCTCGTATCTTTTCTGCGCTTTGCCCGGTGCAGCATCATCCTTTTAAAATACGGATGCTCAGTATAAAAAGACTCTACACCATTTTTATTATATTTCTGAATTTTCATTTTATTATCCTTTATTTAATCTTGCAGACAAAACTGTCCAAGCTTTAGCTGCTGTTGCAGGAACAACAGCATTTCCGAGCATTCTGATGCGGTCTATTCTATCTTTCTTAATATCAGTTGTTCTAGGCGTAACACCCTCCCAATCCCCTGACCAATTATTTTGCCATACATTGCTATTGCCATCCAATGCAGTCCAACCATTTGGCACACCCATTAGTTTTTCCACCCAATCTGGATTCAAATGACCAGTGCATACAGACCTTCCTCCTGACTTGTTTACTATCACAGTTAACAGTGATTCCTGAGTTCCATTCTTCGTTGAGTCGCTCCTATCTTGATATCCTAGTCTTGCCTCATGTGCTGACGGTGTAGGCCAATTAACCTTGACTGCATCTGCTAATTTAGCACCATACCAGGCGCTGTCTGGGTCTTTGCTGTGTTTTGATTTGTATTGTCCATTAACTATTTCAGTTGGGTAGCCACCTCCTGTTGCGTCAAATACTGTGGCTGTAGGCCAATTAGCCATGACGGCATTAGGTAATGTATCTAAAGGATTATTTTTTCTCTGTTGTCTGCCTTTTCCTGATAAACCTTTATAATCTCTGGTGGCTGGTGTCGGCCATGATGAATACTCTCTTTCTCTGGTGGTGTGCGCCAACTTCACGCGCACTGAATATTCCCCACGCTGAATCAAAACCATCTTCTTCCAAGTCGCTAATGACTGTGGACAGTCCAAGCGATATGTGACCTTCGACGTTTTCGAACAATACTCGATTAGGTCTAATTGCTTCCATGTGTTTTCTAATGAAAGGCCA